TCTACTTTAACACCACGACTAATTTGACGATGTACTTCAGCAGGTGTAGTTATATGATGCTGTGCAATCTCTTTAACTGAAGGAAAAACATAATAGCTTTCTTCAATACTTTCACTTAGTCCCATTGCCTTACGCAGTGTTGGATATAATTGATCTTGTACTAGTTCTGCTAATTTTGGATTAATTTTTGGTCCCAATATACTACGAACAAATGCTTCGGGATCTCCATCTGTAACATTTCTGCGAGCATTTGTAGCACTTGCTAAACGAGGGCTGATAGCGAAATCTAAAGGTTGAAAGAAAAATCCTTTGCCTATTTTCAAAGCGTCTGGATTCTTCTGACCATGTGCATTACCACTCTTAATCATCTCTCCGTAACTGGCCATGTCGTCTTCACCAGCAACAAAGGTAGCAGCATGATAGCCTTTCTTATATAACCAAGTGGCAGCAACTAATGGAGTTTTGATACTGGGATCAACTATAAGATGTCCTTTAGTTTCAGGAAATAATGCCTGTATCCACCATACTTTTTGTTCGTATGTCAGTGGATTCTTTTCATCACCAGTCTTGCTACTAACAAATAGAAACCAATCACATCCTTGCTTTTGTGCTTCTTTTTGAAGTGTTTGTATTAAAGCATGATGTCCAAAATGTGGAGGATTTAGTCGGCCAAATGTAAAGACTGCTTTTTTAACTGGTTCATCATCAAGTTCATCTATACGCATGATAAGGCCTATTCTATAGCATATTTATCTTAATGTTTGTCTATTGTTTTTTGTTCTGTTCGCCATTTTTTAGCAGAGTTTGACATTTTCTTTTTAGTTTCTATAGAATGAAATTTAGCTGTCATGAAGGAAGTTGGCAGCACTAAATTTTTGACGATCAACTGCTTTTACGGGGCCTGTTCCTGTGTGAACCAAATAACCTTCTTGTCCTAGCTCGCCTTGAATTGAACCTTGCAGAGGTGCTGGATGGCTATCAAGTAGTTTAACAATATGATCCTTAACCCGCATAATGCCAATGAATGCCTGACACAATACTTTATATCCACCTGCATTAGCTTTTAAATGTGCTGCAATATTTTGTTGCATACTGGCACTTACTTTTGCACCAGCCATCCATTCGATAAAGTCAGCCCCAAAATTACTAAAATCTCTTGCTTTGACTTTAGCATTGACATACTTTTGAAATATTTGAGGAAAGCTACTGATTTTAGCAGCAGACAATGCTGACTTATCTAATAGCTTATCAATTGCTGCACCGTTACTAGTAATAAATGTTTCTAAAGATTTTAGATCAGGCGGAATCTTTACCTTAGGAGGTACACTAAATTGATCGTCGATTACCAGCAAAGGCCCAGATGGATTTACTCCGCGTATCTTATTAATGTGCTTACCAGGTTGTCCCGGAGCAGCAAAGTAACTGTGTGCTACAATACCTGAGGTACTAGCACCAATACGCTTACCTAGATCACTTGTTACTGGTACTGTATATACAACTGTATTTGGTTGAAATACAAAGTTTTCGCCTTGCACAGCAGGACGTTGCGAATAGAGTAAATCACCAAATAACCAACCTTTGAAGCCGCCAGTCAAACTTGCTTGAAACTGTGGCCATAATGCAGTCATCATAGCAGTAAGTTCTTCTCTGCCGCCGCCTTTACGCTGAGCATAAATGTCTGCAAGTTCTTGAGGACTACGAGGAATAATTCCTTTGGCAAACATATGTTTGTCTGCCATACCAAATCCTTTTTCATCCTGCCCCCAAACAATAGCAGGTTTACCATCAGGTTTAATTGATATTGTTTCGGGGTGTGATGCCATTTGCTGTATTGATTTAATGGCTAATTTAGCACCCGTAGATCCCATGGAAATTACCATGTCTTCTGGATGCGAGATTCTAGCGTTCTCCAGACTATAGTTGCTGTCATCAGCTTCGGTAAGGAAATCTCGTGCTCGCATTTAATATTTATATCACATTACAAGTTTTCTAGCAACCACATATATGTTGGAACACTAAATGTAAATTTCCAATCGCCATTCATACCAAAGCTACGCTTACCTTCAAAAAGAGGTGGGTGATTTCCGCCGTCGCTATTGTTAGTATGATACTTGCCAAGCTTAATAGCAATATTTCCAAGATCAATGTTATCAATCAATACACCATCAATTGATAAGATTTGATCTTTAACAATGTTACCTGCGTCATCCAAAATAGTATGGCGCTTGCCAATGTTCTTTCCACGATAAGAAATAGTTAATGTATGCTCGCCTGGTTCTAGTTCACCTTTCCAAGTAACGGATTTAAATTCATTATCCGCTTCTTTTTCAAGAACTCGTCCGGCACCGATAAGTTGATCATCAATCATTACCGTAAAAGCAGGCGGATCATTATGCCACTCACTGCATAGCTTGATCTCAATTTCTACTTCTTCCTTCATGCTACATCCTTATCAATAATTTCAATATCGTCAGTATCTGACAGGTCTAGTTCAATCTTAGGCGGTTCTGTAGTTGGGTGAATTGGCCCGCCATTCGAAGCTTGATTCGTTAGTACACTCTTAAGCTCGTCGAGATCGCCTGCATACTTGTGATATCCAGTATGATCTAGCTTAATGCCAGTATCGGCAAATACCTTGCCACCCATCATACGCCAAAGATAACAGAATGTCCAATCTTCTGACAGATAATTTCCATCAGGATCAATCATTGTATCAAATAGGCCGTACATTAGTGGCTCGTACTGCTGGCCAATTCCAATGTTATCACGATACTTTAGTTCAGGATGAGCAGCAATCATCTTTTCAATAACTTCACGTCTGATCAACATAAAGCCTGTACCAAGTGTACTAACTTCTACTAGATCACCTTGCATAATAGGATTTGGTACAGTATTAATGACATAACGAATTGGAATACGCTTCATTGGGTACACGCCACCAACAATGTCCTGATTAGCACATAGTAGTCGTAGAATTGATTCAGCATCAAACCCAAGATCAGCATCAATAAACATCAAATGTGTTGCAGTTTGATTGAACAAGAACTTAGCAACTAGGTTATTGCGTCCTCTTGTGATTAAACTTTCATTAACCATAGTGTCGATGCTATAATTAATACCCATCTTTGCTGCAATGATGCTGAACTTAATCATACTGATAAAAGTTGCTTCATTGCAAACGCCATTATACATAGGTAAGCAAAAATGAATATGTGTTGTACGTAGGTAAGCTAAAATTTCGGGAGGCAAGCCGAAAGTATCTGCGTTCTGTTCTTCTGACATTGATTGAATCTCTCTATTTGTTGATGTTTGATATTTTAATTATATATTACTTTGTTTATTGTACCCGCTGTAAAATTGGTAATAGCAGCACGAACCCAAACAAAATTTCCACTAAAATTAGCAAAAGTTACTTCACTCAATGGATTAATATTATCACCTACCTGTGTGCTATCAATATCAAACCAATCAGCAGCAGTTGGAGTAGTTGCAATACTAGCTTGCATACCAATAGTTCCAACAAAACCAGTTAACTTAAAGCTAACGGTATGCAACCCATCAGTATAACCATAATAGCCATCGCCTTTATAAGCATTACTATACCAATTGGTATCCGTGCCATTGTATGGGCCATTTGCAGCACCAAAAGCTGTATTACTGATTACTACTGTTGGGATAATGCTCATTTTCGTGTTACTTCCACAAGTCTCTTTTCACCAACTAGCTGTTCGATAACTTCAATAAGCTGAGAAATTAGATCATTGTCTAGAATCATCTCAGCTTGATCTTTATCTTTTAGCAGTTCGCTAATATTGATTTCAATAGTTTCTTGATTGAGTTTAGCCATTTTTAGCTCCTGCTAGTATTTATGCGTTAGCAAGATCCTCTTTACTCTTCCGTCCACGCTTCTTCCCAGGTGCTCGCTTAAGTCCGTCGGGACGAATATCATAAGCAGCAGCTAATCGTTCTGGAGCCATACCATCTACTTCATTAACATTTTCACACGGGATACTATACTTTCGACCGGCACGTGAAACAGTATGAAACTTAATCGTTCCTTCTTCTACAACTACTCGTTCAACTGTAAGAACAAGCTCCCTAAAAGCAGGCATATCACCCATTGCTGTAATTGGACACGTTGCAATAATCCTAGAGTTTGACCCTATAATTCCACGATTAACTAGTGCTGTTGCTAATGTTACTTTCACTTCTTTTCCTTCTCTAAAATACAAAAAACTTTTTTAATATGCCCGGGTGCGATAAAGTGAAGAATCATAATATCATCTTCACTTTTCATATAACAGTTAAAACCATTATACATAAAATTTGTGTTATGCATAATATAATCTTTTATTAATCTTTCATTCCACGCAGAAGCTATAATATTATTATCTTTGAAAGCATCTGCGATCCATTGACAAAGTTGTTCATAAATTGTTCTATCTTTATAATCAAGATCACCAAAAAAGATTTGATATCGATACTCGTTAACCTCTCGTCGAAATTTCACATCCGTTACAATACCATGTTGCTCTAATTTGGATTTATTTGAACTATACCTATCACTGGTATAATGCAGAGTAAGCAAATGCTGTAAAAACTGTGGATCATTTAAAACATGTTCAATTAGATCAGTATCAGAGGTGAAAACGGTTACTATATAACACTCTCGCCGTTTTCTAAACTCCCAACAATTGGCTTTGAATTCTTCAATCATCTTTTGATAGAAGTTATTCAAAGGCCAAGATTTTCTACCATCAATATCAAACATACTGAAATCAAATTCAAGCTTATAATTGAACTTATTATACCATGTGCCATCATATTCAACAGCAAATTTTTTATGCTGATTGATTTGACTCAGTATTTCCGGTTGACTTAGCAAGTAACAACTCCAAATTATCGCCAACGGCGCTAACTGTTATTTTAGCATGTCCTGCAATTTTGTCAAACAGTATTTTCCTTGCCAATGGTACTTTAATCTTTTCATGAATCAATCTCGACATAGGTCTTGCACCCATAGCAACATCATATCCATTTGATACTAAGTAATCCCATGCAGTTTCATCGAGTTCAAGTTCCATGGACTTATCTTGTAGCTGTAGATACATTTCCTTAATAAACTTTTCAGCAACTTTACGGATAGTTTCTTTATTAAGCTTGTTGAACTTAATAACAGCATCGAGTCTATTACGGAATTCAGGACGGAAGAACTCTTTAACAGCTTTATCATCTTCGCCAATTTTATCTAAACTACCAAAGCCAATGTTGTTACGCTCACTATCAGCAGCACCAAGATTACTTGTTAGTAACACAATAGCCTGTCGACAATCAGCTTTCTTGCCATTTGAACCCGTAACAAAGCCATCATCCATGATCTGTAGTAGAACTTGGACAACATCTGGATGTGCCTTTTCTACTTCATCAAAAAGAATAACAGCATGTGGATTCTTAGCTACTTCACTGATTAATAGTCCGCCAGCTAAGTTTGAATCTTCATATCCAACATAACCTGGAGGCGCCCCGATCAAACGACTAACTGCATGACGTTCACCATATTCACTCATATCGAATCGGATGAACTTCATACTTAGACGTTCTGAGAGTGATTTAGCAAGCTCTGTCTTACCTGTTCCTGTTGGGCCTAACAGTAAGAAACTACCAACTGGTCGATTATTACTCTTAAGACCTGCACGGTTAACCCATACACGATCTAAGATTTGTTCAATTGCAGTATCCTGCCCATAAACACGAAGCTTAATATCACTCTCAACAGTTGTAATATCAAAGCTCTGTTCATGCTCCTGCATTTGTGTAATCGGGATGCCAGTAATGCGACTAATCTCACGTTGAATTTGTAGTTCGTCTACAATTCTATCTTCACTGTCAGTGCTACGCTTTAATGCAGCAGCACTATCAATTAGATCAATGGCTTTGTCAGGTAACTTCTTATCATTTTGAAAGCGAACTGACAGATCGACTGATGCTTTAATAGCTGCATTGGTAATTTCTACATTATGGAATTGTTCATATGCATCTCGAATTCC